ATCTATATTATTTCCTTTTTTAAAATTTTTATACATTTTTTATAAATAATTTAAGTATAAATTTATTTTACATATGTATTCTTATACCTTCTTTTAGATTTTATATTTTAAATTAATGTATTTAAAGTAAATTTTCTTAATCTATTTTAATTTTACAATATGTATGGACAAGCTATTTATATAAAAAAACTAGGGAGTAAAATTAATCCCTAGCCTTTTTATCTTCTTCTGATATATATTCCATGATATCCCCTGGTTGACAAGTTAATTATCAATATAAAGCATCAAAATTATAATAGGCTAAGGTATAAAACCTTAGCCTACTAATAATAATGGTACTATAGCTGTTGCTAATAATGCTCCTAATATAAAATATCCTAATCTAAGTAACATGCGTATACCTCTTTTTTAGAAGTATAAACTTATATTAGTATATTTATACATATTAGCTCATATCGGCTCATTATTTCTTGAATGTTTCTACATATTTAGGAGATGCTGTTATATATACTCCTGATTTTAATCTATACATATTAGTATCAGAACGTTTTACTTCTTCTATAACTGTATAAACTCCACCAGCAGTTACAATACCTATTGTGCTTTCTTTTGTAAAGTCTGGGCGACTATGCATATTTATATCTTCTTTTATCTTAACATATAGTGTTTTATTTTCTTCTTTAATATTTGGCAAAATATATTTTATACCAAAATACTCACAAATTGCTTTACAAACTGCTTCTGCACATTTCTCTTGATGTGATGGATTTAACATAAGTTTTGCTTCTTTTTCATAATCCATAAATCCATATTCAATCAATATTGCAGGCATATTTGTTTGTCTTAAAATAGCTAATGTAAATCCACTCATATCGACATCTCTCATCAAACCGTAGTTGTATTCATAGTCGATATCTGCTGCTAAATGTTTTACTGCTAATTTACCTAATGTTATTGACTTAGAAGAACAATTTTTAGTACGTAAAACAAGTAATCCTTTAACTTTTGTTTGCCAAACAGTTGCTGTTCCAGCTGCATTATAGTGGTTAGAAATTAATATATCTGCACCTGCTTTATTTGCTCTATATGATCTAGTTGCTAGAGGTACATCTGTTTTTCCTGTCATATCAGCAGTATACATATAGCCAATTCTACATCTAGTTAATGCTTTTGCTAAATACTCAGATATAGCTCTATTCCATTCATTTTCTTTAATTATTTCACCTTTTTTTCTAACTAAGACTCCATTAACATACAGATCTGAAGACAATTTTACAGAACGCTTACCTGGTGTACACATTCCATGTCCTGCATCGATTGCTACTAAATATTTACTCATTTTTTTCACCCCTTATTAAATTTTTAAAAGTTTGATGTAATCCAGTTGATGCAAGTCCTGATAACATACCGCCTAAAATTATTTCTGGACTTATACCTCCTGCTATCCAAACATTTAAAACACATCCAAGTATTGCCATTATGCATGGTATATATTTATTATCTATTTTTGTAAAACTAACTTTTATTACGTACCCAACGCATAAGCAAATACCTACAACTAACAACACTATATAATTACCTAATACATTTAAATCTAACATTTAATTTCCCCCTATATTATCTATTCTATGATGTGCAGATTTTGTTGATTGTTCTACTGCTACCATTCGCTCAACTAGATTATTGTGTTTATCTACTCTATTACTTAAAGTAGATATATCTTTTTTTAAATCTTTTATTTGCTCCTGCATTACCGCAGTAGTTTTACTATTAGCAAAATAAGAGCCTACTAATGTTCCAATAAATGCAATCGCTGCAACTATTACTTCTGTATCCATGTTTTTCTCCTTTCTTGCAATAAAAAAGGGCTGTACCTCTACAGTCCTAAAATAATGCTTTTTTTAAGTTTTACTATATATTAAATACTTACACAAATATAATAATTTTACATTGTTATCACCTCCTTAAAATAATAATCTATTTTAATATTCATGTTTTACTCTGTCTTTTAGTTCTGCCTTCTTTCCGTTGTTCCATCTGTTAGTTGTTCCTACTAGATATCCTGTAATTCGTCTAACTCTTTCAAATTCGACTGGTGCTAATTTATATTCTAGATCAACGTATCCTAATTTATCTAATGTTATATTAAGATATTCTATCTCTCTATTTGGATTATTTTTTCTTACATGTTTTATATAAGCCTCTATTTCTTCTTGTTCTATTGTAATTCCCTCTGGAGTTTTTATGTTAATTTTCATGTTAAATTCTCCTTTCTATAATAAAAGGACTGTATTTCTACAGTCCTTTTTATTGCGCAATCTTTTTATTTCGTTTACGGTATCTATTTGCCCTTTTGATTAAGTATTTTCAATGGTTTGAAGTTGTACGCACATCTTTATACACATTATTGCGAACTAAATTCAAACTCTTTTATTCGTCTGCAACTATCCATTCGTTGTTTTTATCAAAACTCCACCCATCTTTACCTACTATTTCTAAAATTTCTTCTAGTGTTAAATCTTCTAATGGATGCGGAGAATATACGCCATTAGATATGTCTTCTATTCTAAATATATAATTGTATATACTATAATTTGGATACTCTTCATTTAAATTATTAAAACTTATAAAATCCCACCCACATGGATGTATTAAGTTCTTATCAATCCCTTTAGCATTATCATAATACACATATATTCCATTTTCAAAAAAACTAGACCCTTTATACATTTCGCATAAATAATCATCATTTGGGAATTTATCCATATTATTCCTCCTTAATAAAAAACAGACACTTATTCAGTGTCTATTAGATCTTTTAATTTACCTTCTTTTTTTAGCTTTTTAAATTCTTCAAATTCTTTTTCTTCTTCTATAAATTCTCTCATCTTAGCTTGTAAAAAAGGCGATAAACTTATTCCTTTCCTACAGGCATATTTATAAAATTCTTCATACAGTTCTTCTTGCATTGTTACATTTACTCTTTTTAAAGCCATATACTTACACCCCTTTGTTTGAAGTGTAAGTTATTTATGGCCTTTTGGCAACACACATTGTTATATGTTAATATGTATTAAGGTGTGTAAGTGTGTGTAAATGTACACAATATTTTTAAATTGCGAACTAAATTCTAATCTGTTACATATTAATCATTTACTAATTCAGTACTTAAATTCCCGTCATTATCAACTTTCAATCTATATTTAGTATAATTAGAAGATGTTAATACAACACCTTTATTAGCTTTTATAATAAAATCTTCATCGAAATTATTATTTACAATTCTATCAAATTTAGTTGCATTATTTGTGTTGAGATAAATTTTATTACCTATAATAACTAAACTGCCATAAGGAGTGTTAAAAGTAGGTAATGACGTAGCTTTTCCAAAATAGAATTTTGTATCTGCTCTTCCGATTTCTATTAAAGTTCCTCTTGTTTGTGCTAATTGGATAGTATGCCCACTAATAAAAGTTTTTCTCAAAATGTCTTCAAAGGATATGGTTTCATTGTTTTTATCATCCTTATAACCAAAAGCATAGGCTAAATTATTAGCGTTTGAAGATTTTGTAATACAGTCCCACATAACATAACCTACACTATTTCCTTCTTCACAAGTTTGATGAATCACACCACCATCACTATTATCCATATTATTACCTAGATGCACTCTACCTTGTCCTAAATGTACAGTACCCCCATTTAGATTGTGTATTTTAAATATCGTCTTTTGTCTATCTTGATAATCAGCTTGGTCATTTTTCCATCTCTCGCTTTTCCAAGCTAATAATTGAAAGTTACTAGAAGTATCTCCGATGTCTATAGACATTCCACAGTCTTTATTATTATCCATTGATAAATATAAAACTTGTATTTGGGTTGATGATATATTTTCAAATCTTATTCCAGCTCCATCATTTTTATGTACAGATATATGTCCTAAATGACAGGGCGTTAAATTTCCATTACTACCAATTCTTAGCCCATCTCCTCTATTATCATAAAACGCCACTCTGTCAATATACGAATTTTCTCCCAAATCTATAAGGTATGCTCCATGACTTTTTCCATTTCTAACTTGCATGTCAAACCATTTAAAGTGATATAATGTGTTATCATTAGTCACTATAGGACCGTTTAGATTATTGCCACCATACAATCTAGTCCCCCCACAGTTATAAGGGTCGTCCGAACCGTCCCCATAAAATGTAATTCCTGAATGTACTTTTATAGGACTTTCATCTATAATATATTGACCTTCGGGTATGTATACATTCATTATTTTATTTGCTTTAGCATAGGCTAAAGCATTGTTTATAGAAGGGGAATCATTTGTTGTACCATCACCTTTTGCTCCAAAACTTTTCACATTAACTATTATTTTTATTTCATTTTTATTCGCTTTTTTGTTCCCAATATCTTTAAATTGCGAATCAAGAGTTTTTATATTCGATGAGTTAGTTTCTAAAGCTTCCTCCCATTTATTAAATAATTCTGCAGATATTAACTCCCCATTAACATGAACTTTTCTAATATAATTTCCCTCTTCATCAAAAGCATCTACAATTTCACCAGATTCTAACGTACTCAAACCTAGTACAGCAGTACCAGTTTCACTTGCATCTGTTACAAGTGGTTCACATACATGGATTTGCTTACTAACTATAGGTAAAGAGATCATACTAGATTTATCGGCATCTAATAATGATATTTGGAAATCATAATCTCCTACCTCAATAGGTTCATCAATTAAATCATCTGTAATAGTCAATATTGCTTTTCCATTATCTGTTGGTTGTATAGCAAATGTATATTTTACTTCCGCATTTTTATACAATCTCATTTGGAAATAGCTAGCATTTGTAAGGTTAATAATATTGTTTAAATCTGACTTGTTGAATTTATATTTGTTGTTAACTATAGTGAAATATAATTCTATATTTTTATCTAGTCTAAACAGATAAATATCCTCATCTAATTTAGCATTATTTCCATTTATAGTTAAAATACTTTGTTTGTAAATCATTACCCATCTCTCCTTTACATAATTAATCCCTACTTTATCATACTAAGAATTATATAATAATTTACAGATTTAAATTATCTGCCTCCTTTTCCACCTTTCTTTTTACCTTTCTTACATCCCATTATTATCACCTCCGTATACCTTAATTTACTTAATTATACGAATATATATTTATAAATTAACCTTGTATTGTAGCTGTTATTGTGCAATTTCCATCAAATACTGCATAATGACTAGAATCATACGGTCCTTGAACACCGAATCCTTTACATGTTCCAGCACTAATAGCATTTAATACGGCCGCATCGGTTATTTCAATTGTTTTAGTAGTGTTGATAGGAGTAGTTATTGATGTATTCCATCCATCTATATACGAAGGCATTCCACTTGGTATAGCTTCATAATTATGCATTTTCAATGTTGCTGTTACATTGCCATATATACCGCCTTGAATACGATTTACAGTTACACTTAATTTAGTTATTGTCTTTCCTTTAAGTTGTGTAAATTTATTGCCAAATACCCATAAACCGTTACAATTACCCCAACCATAATTACCTTGCCTTGAGGTATTATCCTGCTTATAATTATAATAAGTTGTACTTCTATAAGTATCTGCACCTGTACTAGTTATAGTTATTGTAGATGTAGCAGTTGTAGTATTGTTATTTGTTCCAACATCACTAGTTGTATCTTGTACAGCTCCGCTTGATGAATAAATTATTTGAGATGAATTATCTTTACTAATAGTACCATTTATAGTAGTACCATCTTGTATATAAATAGTACCACTACAATTAGCATTTTGTGCAATTCCGTTAACCTTACCTGTAGTATTTGATTCGAAAACACGACCTCCACGTTCTGCAGCAACTCCATTCTCACTTCCACATATTTTTATACCTTCTAAATCTACATAAGAACCTCTTATTCCTCCTACTGCATAATTAGCAGTGTTACCAGTTTTACCATATACCTCTAAATCAAATAATGCTACATAAGGGCAATTACAAAACACTGCAGCATAATTTTTACCATCTTGTGTTAATAATTCACTTGGTTGTATAGCAGTAGAATTACCTGATGTTTCATATACTTCCTCTTTTACCATATAACTTGTATTAGTAGACATCCATCCACTTTTGCCGTTATATGTTGTATATCCCCATCCATTTGAGTTAAAGTTTGTAAGTAATAATGTTGCTCCAGTTGGAACAGTTTGAACTATATTGTAAGAAGTATCTCCGCCTTCTCTCATGTTTACATTTCCTGTTGTTTTATAATTGCTTACAAGTGTTTGCGATGTTGTTCCTGTGCCTTGTAGTAATATTTCAGAACTACAATTATGACCAAATACATATCCGAAATTATTTGCCTTAAATAATATATATAAAGTACCTCCATTAAATCCTTTGATTGTTATATTCTCATAGGTGATAGAATTTACGGTTATATTTACGGTATATCCATTTAGATTTTTAGGAATATTATTAATACAATTTTGTAATGAAGTAAATTTTGCATTGTTGGCAAATATATTAGTGGCATCTGTAGCAGAAGGGTCAACAGTCACATTCATATCAGATGCTATACTTCCAGGTAAGTTAGCACAATTTAACTGTCTCACAGTAATTGAATCAGCAGTTAGATTTCTAGAAACATTTAAGCCATCAACTTCTAAATCTGTAAATTTACCGTTTACAGCTTCTATACTTCCATCTTCTAATATTTTAAAATATCCATTAGCTGTAACCAATCCTTCTAGATTAATATTTTTAGCTTTTAAAAGTATATCAGAGTTTGATAATAGTTCTATAAAATTAGGAGTTAATACTATACTAGACTCATCTTCCCCATCACTTGCTATCATTTTAAATTTATTAACTAACATAACAAGTGATGGAATAGCTTTCATATCTATTAAAATGTTATTATCATCATCTTTATATATAAAAGTCTTTCTTCCATTTTCCGTTAAAATATTTAATAAATCATCTACTGTTGCACCTATTTTATTATTTTTTAGTTCATCTATTTCTTGTCTTATTGTTTTATTTTTCTGCTCCTGTATAGAACTTGTTATTGTATTATATAGCTTATCATATTCAGTAAGTAAATCTACTAATTCATTGTCATCATCTTGTGTAATTTCACCAGCTTCTAATATTTTCTGTATTAAGTTTTGTAAAGATGCAGCAGTTTTATCATAGTTTTGTTTACTCTCTACTATATCACTCATATTTACTCCTTCCTAATTCTAGCTACAAATAATAATTTATCATCTGTGTTTTGTTTTATTTTTTTTATTACAATACAAGGTGTTTTATTTGTTACTTCTATACTAAGTGCATCTCCTTCTTCATCAAATCCATATACCATTGCAACGTGTGAAATTGACATATATCTTCCATTTTCTTGTCCGTCTCTATCCCAAAATAACAAATCACCAGCTTCTACATTACTCCAATTTGTAACATCAATTCCTCCCATTACCCATCCTTGTGTAACACAATATTGTGCTTGTTCTGCTGCTGTTCTTGGAAATGTAAATGCCCATGCATAATTAGGATCTTTCTTTAATTTACTTGTTGTTTTTCCATAAGGAGATTTATCATAAGATAATCCCATACATAATAATTTTACAAATGTAGAACCATCTATATTAAATAATCCATCTACTTTCCATTTACTTATATTAGCTTGTGGATTTGAATAATTAAGTGCTGTTGGAGCATTATATTTAAATTTTTCTTTATTGTCGTAATAAGTTTTTGCTAGTTTTACAATATCACTTTTACCTACGAAATCTGAAAAATCTTTGTAACTTCCTCCTTTTGCAAGCCCTGATACTACTCCATAATATTTTTCTGTTACTTTATCATCTTTAGTAGAGGCCATAACTGTTATATTATATTCTGTATCGGCATTTGGGATTAATTGCCCTGCTTTACAATCAGTTCCTTCTAAATATAGTATTTTACTTTGTGTTACTTTAGTAGGTTCAGAATTTTTATTGGTATGAAATTTCAATTTACTCCAATAATTTTCTTTTACTGCACTTGGTAATAAAAATGTAATATTTTTAACCACATCATACTTATAAGTATTATTGTGATACATTACTATACTTACATTGTTAATTACATTCTCATATTGTTTATCTTCATCTTCTGGATTATCTTGCGGCTTAGTTTCTGGAGTATTTGGATTATATATGCCACCTATTGCTTTTTTAAGTATATGTTTTTTTACTATATTGTAATATCGTTGAGAATTTTCTTTACTGTCAAATCTATATCCTCCACTTGAATAATTACTATCTACCATACCATTAGAAGTAAGACCTTCATTTATATCTAAATAAATAATATTTTCTTCTGTATTAGCAAAATTTTGCATTTGTGCATTAAATAAGTCTATATTATCATTTACAGTTTGATATTCTGTATAACTACTATTTACTTTAAGTTCACTTGCAATAAAAATAGGAGTATTTATATATGAAGATTTTAAAGCTAATATTAAATCTTTATATTCTTGTACTCCTTTATTAGTAAGATCATTTATTCCAAAATGAGTATAAATATATGGTACAGTAGAAGGATAATCTAAATAATCGTAACTATTATTTTTTTCAACAACTTTTATTAAAGTTTCATCATTATAATAGTCACTAGGTATAGCTCCTACAACTCCTTTTAAAGTAACTTCATTCATCTCTTCTACTATAGAATCTCCAATATCACTTTTACTTCCAGTATCTAATCCTTCAGAACCTGCACTTCCACCACTATTATTATTATTTGTTATTTTATCAGCTTCTACTAAATCATATGGACGTAAACAAAATCCATACTTATAAATATCTGAATAAACTGCCATATAACGAATTGCATTAGGCCAGTAAGCCCACTGTCTAGCATGGGCAACCATATGCGTTCCATTTTCTTTCCCGCAATAAATAAGTGTATGATGTGTAAAGCCTACTTTTATAGCTTCAGCTCTTGTAAAAGTAGTTGGACATTGTTTATTACACATCATTATTATGTCCCCTGGTAACATATTTTCAATTGTTTCTTTTGTTATTTTAAACATTACATATCCATCTTTTTTAGTTGTATTAGCTACTAATGTTCCATAATAGCAACTAGCCGAATAAGCACTTTCTAATCCTGCTTCTAAATATGCACATGAAACAAGCGATGAACAGTCATAACAAATAGGATTGCTTAGTCCATAGAATGTTCCAGGATGTTTTCTAGGTTTTCTAAAATTTACTGTTCTATATGTTTGGTCGTATGTTGCTAACTTGTCAGTATGTTGCTTACATATAGCTTTTGCTGTATCTACAATTATTTCTCTTATCTCACTACCACTTTTTTTTTGTGATACAGTAGATACATTGCTTGTTATATTAGTTGTTGTTACTATATTATTTTTAACTTCTGTTTTTATCTTGCCTACTCCATATCCCATTTTGTTTCCACTTGAATCAATATAATATGGTAATTGTCCATTTTCTGATTTATACCATTGTAAATATAATTCTATGTTTGTGGGTGTACCTGCTCCCCATGTATTTTTATATTGTTGTCTATAACTTCCCCAATTACATCTTCCACTTTCTAGTTCTTCATAATATTTTGCTTTAACTTGATTACTTTGTGCTGATAAACTTCTTTTATTAACAAATGTATAATTATATTTTTCAGCTACATATTTACATATACACCAATATACTCCTCCTGGTCCAAAGTTATATCCTACCAAAGTTGCAAATATATTTCCTCTAAACTGTTCTATATTTATTCTCATTTCATTACAGCCAAACATTATTTGATTGCTTATATTCTTATCTACACTAACTCCATTTAAAATAATATTTCCTGCTGCATATGGTTGCATAGTTGAATAAGATGGAGTAAAACTTTTTGTTGTCCCATCTAGAAATTTTATCGTTTGCTTTATACCAAAAAATGCACTACGTTCACACATCATAGCTCCATATCCACTTCCAGAGCTTTTCCCATGTGCACTTGGATTTCCACCACTCTCTGCTATTATTACAGCTACTACTAAGTTTTTATCTAATCCAAATTTTTCTGCCCAATAAGGAACAATTATATTTAATTTGTATTTATTATTACTACTTAATATATTACTTACAGTTGTAGTATTTTGCTTTGTTCCTAAATTAAAAGTTTTATAATGTTGTACAGCTTCATAATATTCCTGATTTATTTGCGAACTTGGAGGTATTGTTCCATTAGGATCATCATCTGTAGATGCATCTCCTTCTTCACTAGTAATTGTTGCACATTTATATTTTCTAATATCCGCTATACGTTCATCACCAATCCAAAGCCCTCCATCCGTACTATTTACATATATTTTAGTATAATCTTCACTATCTTCTGCTATTTCTGGTAATTGTGGTATTGCAGGATTAATTTCATTTATTAATTTATTGTATATTTCATCAATTTCTTTTTCTTCTATTCCTAATTTAGTTAAATATTCTTTTAAAGTAAGAATATCTGCTATAGTTAATTTGCCTATACCTATATCATTTATTTTCTTTATAGCTTCGTTTATAATACTGTCTCTATCTAAATTTTTTATATTACTTCTTACTTCCTTATAATTTGCAAATATAGCTTTGTTATTTTCTTTGTTGTCAGATAATTGTAATTCTGTTATTCTAGCTTCTAATTGAATAGAAGGATAAAATTTATCATTTACAATATATACTGTATCGCCTATTTCAATATCGTCATATTCTTGTTCAGTAAGATATATAGGTATATCATATGTATATTTTTCTTTCTTTAATTCTTGTAATTTATAATAAGCATTCCAAATTAATTCAGAGGGATTACTATCATTAGTTTCATAAGGTTTTAAAATATATTTTCCTTCATTACTAAACATATCATGTGCTTCTGGATCAACTATAAAATCTTGTCCTAAAGGTTTATCTAAAGGAAATCCATTTGCTTTATACCATTCAATTTCTTTTATTCCAATTCCATTTGAGCCTACAGGAATTAATCCTGAACAAAATTCTATAGCATCTCCATCTCTACTACTTCCATATGTATTAAAATCATAATCAAATCTTTTATAAGTTTTTCTTCCACGTTCTCCATCTGCATATATATTTATTATCTTTCTATATTTTCCATTTATGCTATTAATTAACTCAAAATCAAATTCTATTTCTATGTTTTTAAATATAGGTATACATTGTTGTATAGCACTATAAATTGGAGTAGGTTTTTCTATCTCTATAGTCCCTATAACGTCATCTAATTTAGGGCTTATATATCCTATTTCATAAGATGTATCTTGTAATATAGTCTCTAATACTTTTCTTATATTACCTTCTATTATGCTTTCTCTTACCGAATCCTCATATAATTCTAATCCTATAAACTCTGATTTTACTGTTCTTACTGTAGAATTTATAATTTCATCATCGCTATATTCTTTTATTTGAAACATCTTTATTTTATCTTTCCTTTTAAAAAGTACATAGTTCATATTTTTAATATACTTTTCAATATCATTATTTAATATAACTGAAAAATTAAATATTTCTGCTCCTGTTTCTAAATATGAAGTATATGTATAGTCATAAAATACTTTTTCTCCTGTTTGATTAGATAGTATGCATACAATTTTTTTATTTCTATCGAGAATATATAATTCCGTAATCATTTATATACCTCCTATCCATTTTTCTCTTATAACTGCACTTGCTACTGCATCTTTATCATTGCTTATTACTTTTATTTTTTCTTCGCCATTTTTACACATAAAAAATCTACTACCAATATCAACTAAATTATCGCAACTTTCATGATTTAAATAAGCGCAATGATTTTCTAAGTCAACATCTAGTATGTCACCTTCTTTAAAATAAGTTATATCATTTTCATCTTCATTTGATATAGGATTAATACTATCTACTTTAAGCCATTTCATAGACATATCGCTACATTTTTCCATAGAATCTGCCATTGTACCTATATATAGGCATATATATCCTAAATCTTCATTTGGAAAAGAATTTGATTTTATGCTGCTAACTGATTTTGTTTTTATAATATTTCCGTCATTTATCTTTATTACCTCAGCACTCCAAACAAATTCATTATTTATTTTTTCTCTTTTTATAGATAATTTCCCGAAGAAATCATTCCAATCGCCCCATGCTCCAGATAAGTAATTACTTATAGAAATAGATGTTTTACCATCATTTTCTGTTACTTTATATTCTTTTTTAGGTTCTGGTAATGTTTTATCATCTTCAAGTATACATTTTTCACCCACATATACTTTAGGTGATGTATACTCAAAGTATTCACTTTGGTCTGATAATTCTAATTTACCTATTTTTACTCCATTTGTTGAAAATAAATATAATTCTATAGTTCCTGTTTTGTCATCAGCTGTAACTTCTGTTTCTTTTTCATCATATGAAAATGTAACGTTTCCTGCTTCAACTAAATTAGCTTTACATACATAACCCATTATTCCATCAAATTCTTTGTCTAACTTATAGTAATATCTAGTTATACCTTGACTATCTACATCAGTATATTCTTTGCTTGTAATCACTCTTAAAACTTTTCCTGTGCCTACTGTCTTAATTATTTGTGATGTCATAGAAGGTCCACTTCTTAAAGGTGTATTCATTTTAGTTACCATATTTTTAGTAGTAGTTGTTACTGTTGAATCTTCTACTACTAAAGTAAGATAATTAGCACTGCAATATCCTGTTTTCCCATTGTATGTAAAACTTACCCATCCGTTAGATTTTATTCCATTATATATTTTATATCCTTTTTGAAGTGCTCCTAACTTTTTATATTTAGTACTTGGTCCACTTCTAACATTTAAACTTGATACAGTAACTTTATAATAAGTTGTTTTATTTCCAGAGGTAATAGTCTGCGTATCAGTATTTTTTACTGTAGGATCTCCATTTATCCCTGTACTTTTATGTGTAAAAAATGCTTCTACTTTAAATTCTTGTAATGTTTCTTCTAAGTTTATTCTATATAAAGCCCCTCTCCATTTTGTTGTTGTATTCCCTAGTGTTGATAATCTTATCCCTTCTCCTTCATCTGTAATAGCCATAGTTCCATCTATACTTCTATCTGGATTTATAGTTGCACTACTTTGTACCCAATTAGTCATTGTTTTACAATCCTCGTATAGTACTTCTGTAGTAGCAGCTTTTACAGGTATACCTAATATAGGGTATTTCCCAATTAATATTTTTTCACCAGTTGATTCTAATTCTAACTGACAAAAATATGTATCTTTACTAAATCCAATACTTATAAATGGTGGTACTGGTCTATTACCATTATTCGTTATGTTTATAATTCCATTTTCACTTTGAAACATTTTAGTTTCTTTTGAAAAAAAATAAGGAACAGGACAATATAAATTTATAACTAATTCACATGAATATAATCCAAGTTTTTCAGGTGCATCAATTTGATCTTCTATCATTGCTAATATAAATTTTCCATTTCCTAATGAAAATTCTTTAAGCCCTTCTACATCAAAAATACTTCTTAATTCATTTATTTTTTGATTGTATTCAAATTCTGTATCACAATCTATCAATATTTCTATTTCTATTTTATAACTATTAGTTTTAAATCCGTTATATCTTTCTCCGTCAATACTTGCTATATCTAATTTTTCAATTTCTCTAGAAGATAAAAAAGGTATTTTTATATCTTGTATCTCACATACTTCAGATAAAAAAATACCATTATAAGTTACATCTTTATACTTATCAAAATACATTTTATATTCCTCTCAATCTATTTAGTTGATTTTTTCGGGCATTTATATCTTCTTCTACATGTTTTGAAGTTAATTGTCCTACTTTTTTAGCATCCATATTGACTTGTAAATTTAATCTTTCTAAAGCTGCTATAAAACTATCTGTCATTTTGTCGTAATTTATTTCTTTTGTATTATTTATTTCTCTTAATTTACTATCTAAATAGCTGTAAAAATTATCTAATGGAAGAACTGCTTCACGCCCTTTTTCTCCCCCAATTAATCCAGTATTACCACTCATTCCAAATAATGTTGGATTTGTTAATATACCACCTTGAGCCAAATATTTCCAAGTAATACCTATATGAGGTACACTCGGTGGATTTATGCTAAGTTTCCCTGTTATGCTAAAAGACGGAACCTTAATTTTAGGCAAACTCAAATGGCAACTATTAAAAAATCCTTTTATCTTATTTAATGCATTAGATACTATATTTTTTGCTCCATTCATAATATTACTTATTGTATTTTTTATGCTATTAAATTTATTGGAAACAATATTAGTAATGCCACTACATACAGTACTTATAACACTCTTTATGCTATTCCATACTTTTGTTATAACTCCCTTTGTTGCATTTATAATATTTGATATAGCAGTCTTATAAGCATTAAATTGCATAGTAATTATTGTTTTTATACCATTTAATACTGTTGTAAATACTGTCTTTATTCCATTCCAAATACTTGTTACAACTGTTTTTATAACATTTAAAGCCGTATTTATAATTGTTTTATAAAAATTAAAGTATGTTGTAATACATACTTTTACTACTTCTAACACCGTGCTGAAAACGGTTTTTATACCCTCCCAAATATTTACAATTACATTTTTTATACCTGTCCATATTTCCGTAGCTTTTGTTTTTATTCCATTCCATGCATTAGAAACTGTATTTGATATATTATTCCATATTTCCGTGGCTTTTACTTTTATAGTATCCCAATTTTTGTACAATGCTATCCCTATTGCTATTAATGCACCTATTACCCCTACTGCTATTAATATAGGCGTTGATATTGCAGCTATTGCTCCTCCAACTCCTGCAAATACACTTATTCCTGCACTAAATATACCTGTTATAACACCCCATGCTGAAGATATAGCTCCTGCAACTCCAATTAATACTACTATCCCAGTTGCAATGGCAGTAACAGCTACTATTGTTGTTTTAGCTTCTTGTGGTAATCCATTAAAAGCCTTTATTAGTCCATTTATTCCATTTGCAACTTGTTTTATAACTGGCTCAATAGCTTCTAAAGCACTTGCTTTTAAATTTGTAATTGCTGTATCTACTGGTTCTATTGCTTCACCTAATCTAGCTTGTGCATCTATTAACTCATAATTAGCTTCATTATTTTTTCTTAGAGATTCTGTATTTTTATCATATGTTTCTTTACTTTTCCCATATGCACCATTTAGTGTATCTGTAATTAATTGTGCTCTTTCTTTAGTTGAATTGCACTTTTCTAATCTTTTATTAAAGTCATCTTCTGAAATACCTGCCCAGTTTAATGCATCCGCTAAACTACCAGTAACTTTTCCAACTTGTGCTGTTTCATTTACACTTTCTGTTAATCCTTCAATTGGTATAGAATCTCCATATGCAGTCCATACAGCTATACTAGCACTTAAAGTATTATTTAACTCCTTTTCTGTAAGTCCCATACCTTGTAAGTTACTTATTGTATTTACTGCAACTTGGTCATCTTGAAAGTATCCATAAAGTTCTTTCATTTTCTTATTAGTAAATTCAGTAGAATAACCATATTGAGATGTAGAACCATCTAACTTAGCTATATTCATTCTAAATTCTTTTGTTTCTTCATTTAGTTCTAAAAGTTGCGATGATAATTCCCCAATCTTTGATACTGCACTAGTTAGTACATTTCCAGCAAATGTAGATATTGCTCCTTTTAATGTTGTAAATCCACCTTCTGAATTGCTCGCTGAATCTCCTAAATCATCTAATTCACGAGATAAACTTTCAACATCCTGTTCAGCATCATTAGCTGAATTTTCTAGATCTTCTAATCTTCTTGATGTCTGATTTAACTCATTTTGAATATTCTGTTGAGCTGTTCTAGCTCTTAATAAAGAATTCTCTAAATTTCTATATTCTGTTGAGTTTTCTCCGAGCAATCTTTTTGCTTCCTCTAATGACCTTTGTGTTAATTCTATCTTTTGTGTAGTTGCATCATATTGTCTCTGTAATATTTGTTGTCTTTGTGTTAGTAAACTTGCATCTTCTCCATTACCTTTTAATTGTGCTGAATTTAACTTTAGTTCATTTTGCATTGTTTTTAATGAACTATTTACTCCTCTTATTCCATTAGTGAATTCTGATGTTACAGCTTTAAATTCTATTTTTGCTTGATTTTGTCTAGCCATATTCTACCTCCTTTCTAAATCTATTATTTTTATATAATTAATATAATTTTCATAAGCACATTTATTTTCGACTACCGACAATAAAAATGAATAATCGGCATTCCAAAATAAATCTTCAGATATACCTAAACAAAGGACGTAGTAAGCATAATAATCTTCTACGTCCTCTAAAACAAATTTAGGTATTTTAATTTTTGATCCTTTTATTTTTCCAGTATTCTTTATGAACGGCTTTCTAAATCCATCTTTTTTTTTGGTGTTATTAATTCTTGACATATATTATTTATTTCTACAAAATTTGGAGGAAGTGCTTCTGCAAATTGCTCAAAACTTAATATATTGTCTTTTAATACTTTGTCTTTTTCTAAGATACCACATAAATATGCAGTATATATAACTATAATTGTATCTTCAATTACATCTTTTGCCCCGTTTGCTAAAACTTTATTGTACTTTTCATATATAGGCTTATTTTCTTTTTTTAATTGTAATACTCTTCCGAAATTTAGTGTTAGGTTTATTTTTTCTCCATTTTCTAATACTATATTCATTTTATCCTCCTATACTGTACCTTGTGATTGTGATGTTGTCTTTCTTAATAACTCAGGAGTAAATTCTGTCATCCATTTTCCTTTTGTTGTATCATCTAATTCTATTGCAGGTGCTTCATATTCACAATATCCATAATCATCTGGATAAAGTGAGAAAGTAACTTCTATTTCTTGTACTTCTTCTCCACCATTTTCTATTGTGTTAGATGGTCCAGTTTTAACTGCACATTTAGGATAAGCTTTATATTTTATATTTCCATCTTCATCCATAACTTCACCTACATATGTAAACTCTCTATGTCTGCTATTAGTACCATAACCATATACTCCATCTAATAAATTTTCATCATCCATTCCAAATATTTGTATGTATAAATTATAGTTCATATGTAAGGTTATCTTAGATTCTCCTGTTCCAGCTCCTCTTGTAACTGTTTTTTTTACTACTCCTTCACACTTTTTCGTAACTGTTATACAATCAAGAGTTTCTTCTATTTTGCCAACGCATCCAACTTTTTTAAATCCTGTATCTATGCCATTATTAATTTTAATTGCACTATTTTTTATCTCATACTCAGAAAATACGGTTATTAATTTAGTCATTACATTCCCTCCAATCCATTTTGTAATTTTTCTAATATTCCATTTACAACATTGTCATATTCTGCGTCTATACCTCTTTCCATAAAATCATTTGGTATTTTTCCCTTTGAAGTTCCTTCTGCATTTTGTGGAAAATATAAATAGTTAAACTTTGGTTTTGTATGAATCCATAATGTTAAGTTGTTTCTAATTTTTCCATCAAGTGGGTTGCTATTTTTGGCATGTCTTCTTTTATTTACACGTGATACCGGAATTAAGTTAGTTATAGATTGTATAAACTTTTCTTTTGCTTGTGTCCCTAAATAATCATTTATAACTCTTTCAGCATTGCCTTCAAAATTTGTTATTGCTTCATTTATTTTATTTATATCTTCATCCTTAATACTAAACTCAACACTAGCCATTTATATCACATCCTTTAAAAGTTTTTGTGAATTCTAGTGTTAATATTTCTACTACTAAATTTGTGTTATTTTTTTGAACGTAATTAAACTGCATTGGTTGATCTATAAGTTTTAAATTTGTATTTTCTTTTATTTTTTTTATGACCTTTTGTTCAAATCCTTCCTCTATATAATTTTCCATTATAATATGTACTTGATAGTCATAATTAAAATCTATTTTACTTTTCCCACTTCTATTAAATTGTTTTTTATTAAAAACGAAATAATTCCATTTATCATCTGATTTACAAAAAGTCTTTCCATACCATACTGGTAGCTTAAAACTTGCTAATGCTTCTTCTATTTTTCCAAGTGTTCCAACTAATTTACTCAATAGTCATCACCTCTTCTAAATAAAAATATAGTTCTCTATTTTTTCTATCTTCATCTATATAAACAATGTCATACAATGTATTTTCTATCACTACTTTATAATTATTTTTTAATCCACTATAAAACCTAGTCTTAACTTTTAAATTTAAAGTCCTAGAACTTGCCTCTGCAAATTCTAGGTCCTGCTGTCTTTTGCTACATTCTTCATATGCAAGTTTAACAATAAATTTAAGATTTTCTTTAGAGTTAGTATTTTCCTTAGCTCCAAAATTAACTTTTCTAGGTATCTCCTCATAAACTCTTATAAAGCCATCATTATATCTACTTACTTTGTTCATACTGAATTACCTCATATTTTTGTCTAATTTGCATTATTTCATTGAAATAATTATTATCAAATTCATTTGTGCATTGATTATAAGCATACATACAATAGTCTAATAGTAGATTATGCTCTTGCCCTTCTTCCTCTGAATAATCTATTTCTGCTCCTAACTTCCAATTAAGTATTGCTATCGCATCTTTAATTATTCGTTCTATTTTTCTATTTGTTTCTTCTTCATCCCATGTTATATTTAGATGATCTTTTACTTCCTGTAATAATTTATCCATGACTTCTCCTTTCTAAAAAAAAGAAGAGACCAGTCATAGACTAGTCTTTTTTTATTATTAAGCTTGTTCCTTAGTAGATACAGTGCCTTTTACTTTTGTGTATATTACTGCTTCTTCTAATCCAGATATATCAAGTAATAAAGAACAAGTGTTATCTGTACATTTACCATTACCGTAAGTTTTTATTTTGTAAGTAGTTGCATCATCTAAGAATTGGAAATCTTTAGAGTATTCTATAACTCCTTCTTTTGCTCCACCCATAGCCATAAAATACTCATTAGGTAGGCATAATATAGCTTTACCTGTTTCTACTTCATTTGATATTACTACTTCTGTAGGGAATGGAAATACATCTTTTACATATGCTCCATTTGTATTTAATAAAGTTGTAGCAGGCATTACTTTAGTTAGATAATCAACTTGATTTACTATCATTAAAACTGAACCAAATTTTCTAGTTCTTCCACCATGTTTTTTACTATTACTATCTGTGTATTCTTCTGTTTTAGCCATTTTAGAAATTAAATCTCCATAAGTTTTAGGTGAAAAATCTGTTACTTTTATTGCTGTTTTTTGTGGGTAACCAGTAGAAGTAGAGAATGATACTCCATTATGTATATCTCTATCTAAACCTACAGGACAGTCTAACCCATTTCCTGAAACAATAGCCTTTTCAAGTCCACATGCTATAGCATCTTTCATTATAGTTCTAACATATGCATCTATAAATGTAGGTCCTAAATCTAACATATCATTAGGTACAGATGCAAATGCTGATAATTTATTTTGAGTTATATCTACTTCCTTAAATGCAGAAGTTAATTCTTTAGTTATTGCAGTATTTAATTTTCCCCATACAGCTGTGTCTATAGTGTGGTCATTTAATATCCATTTTGTCATATATTTAGCATTTACAAAGTTTATTTTAGTTAATAATGGATGTTCTTCTAATAAATCTTTATACACATCTGTTATAACAGTTTCTGGCATAATACCTTCTGGTGAGCCTATAAAATCTGCAAATGATTGTTCTGGTCTTGAACTTCTAGATGCTTCTATAAAACCTTTATACCATTTTTCTTCAGCTACAGTAAGTTGTCTATATCCTCTGTCTTTTAATATGGATTTATCTTGAGTTTGTTGATATTCTAAAGCATCTTCTTTTATTTTTTGCATTTTAGCTTCTAAAGCATCATTTAATATTGTTATTGCTTCATCTTTATTTTCTGCTTCCATAAATTTTGTTAATTCTTCTTTAAATCTCATATCTTTATTTAATATCGCCATTATTATCGGCCTCCTTTTTTTCAAATTTTTGTTTTAATACATAAAAATAAGAACATTTAGTATGTTCTTCAAGTTTTTCATCTTTATTGTTATCATTATCTATATTGTCATTATCATCACTGTCTTCATCTTTTTCATCGTCAGTTTCACATTTTTTCTTTTTATCATCATCATTGCATTTTTGGAACGATGTTATAATTTCCATTAATGATTTTTTAACCGACTGACTAACTTTTTCTGCTTCTTTTTCATTTACTATAGCTGTAATAAATCCTTTTTCTATAGCCTCTTGTGGAGTTATCCAAGTTTCATTATCAAGCATTTGTTTTAGTTCTTCTTCTGTTATATTTACTTCTTGCATATAAGCATTAATACTTGCCTGAGTTATTTTATCTAAATCATCTGCTTGTTTTCTTAGTTCATTTGCATTTCCACTGACATGACTCCATGCGTTATGTATCATCAATAAAGATGCTGTTGACATTACTCTTTCATCTCCAGCCATAAATATAACTGAAGCAGCGCTACAAGCAAAACCATCACATACAGTTTTTACTTTTGCTTTATGTCGCTTCAATTGGTTGTATATAGCCAATCCCTCAGCAACCTCTCCACCATACGAGTTTATATATACGTTTATTTTGTCACATTCTAACCCCTCAATCTGTTTAGACAATGTATAACTAGATACATCGCTATCATACCATTCCCATGAAGTTATATCACCATAAATTTGTATATCAACTTCATTATCGTTTTGAGTTAGTTGGAAATATTTTTTATTCACTATTTTCACCTCCTCCATTATTACTTTTTGCATCTCCTATTAACCTATTTTCCACTGTATCATAGTTTTTAGTTATCCAGTGTTGTCTACTAAATTCTGTATTTAATGGTTGCATACCTAATAATTCTCTAATATCATCTATACATAGAGGACCCGATGCAATAAGCTTGTCTACTTTTTCAGCAACATCTAATATATCTATGTGGTTAATAGTTGATGTATCTACTTTTACATAATTTCCTTTAGCCCAATTATCATAATCGCCTGATATTTTTCTAGTAATTTCTTCTGAAATCATATCTGCTATTGGATCTATACAAAATGTAAGGAATATTTTTACTATTTCATTCATGTTAGTAATATTACCTAGCATTAAACTAACTGGTATTTGAAATGCTTGCGCTACTATTTCAAACATTTCTTTTCTAAGATTTCTAAAATCAGAACTATCTTTATTTGTTGTCGGTGAAACGTCTTGCAAATCATATCCTTTATATTGTGGATATACTGCATTTTCATTTTCCATAAAAGACTTTAATTGTTTTTGGATAACTTCTCTATAAGTTTCTTGAAATTTTTCATCTGATGCTTTAACTTGATCTAAAACCAACTTATATTTTGTACCATTACTTTTTTTATAATTTTTAGCAGCATAACTCATTAGTTGGCCATATTGTTCATATAGTCCATCTATTAATTTTTTAATATGTGCGTTATTAAGTTGTAATCTAAATACTCCTTCTGATTTAAAAGTCTTATTTAGTTGTAAATTCCCAATCGCAACTCCTTTATAAAGATTTCCAATTATCGGATATTCTTCTACAGAATAGCTATCAGCACAATATAAACCGTCTCCTACTTCAACTATTATGCTTTCATTGTCATAAACCATTTTTTCAATGGCCTTGTGCCAAAGTTGACTGCTATTCTCATTTTTATTAGGTGATACATTCAAAGTGTAATAAGTTTTATTTTTCACTTCTCTATTTTTTTCATATACTTTAATTTCACATTTTGCTATTGCATTTGCTATTAAGGTTATTGCAGTTTGTATTGCTAATTCTTTATAATATACTTCCTGTATTTTTTCTTCTATTACACTTTCTATTATTTCACCTTTGTCATTTTTAGCATTCCCTAGAAAGTCTATAAACCATGTTTTTATACTCACAATTTTCTCACCTCCTTTTAAAATACTAATGGTGGCATAAAGAATAATTCTGAATTATCCTCATCCTCTAATGTATCTTGTGATGCAATCATAGCATGAACAAAGGCCATAAATCCATCTGTTTTTCTACTCTTAGGTTCTATCTTGTCATATACATAGTTTCCTAAAGTCTTATCAGTTAACTTTGTATTATTTGTAAACCACCTCATTAAAGGATTATCTCCCCATACAATTTGATGATTATTAAATAAACTATCTATAACTGGTACAATCTTCATAATATCACTTGGCCTGATTATTTTAACCTGTTCTTTATCAGATGCATCTATTCCAATTTTTTTAAGTGATTTAGATAGCAATGCCAATCTAAAATTATCTATTCCAGTTTTTACACAATTATATTTTGTCAACTGTTCCTGTACCCATTCACAAGGAATATCTGGATTAATTTCAATATCATTGACTATAGTCAATAATCCTTTCTCTTGCCATTCTTCTAAAGGTGCTTTTATTCTATCTTTATCTCTTGAATTAATACAAAACCAACTATGGCTAATCCAATAATAAACTCCACCTTTAAGGAACAATAATCCTACTGTTAAAAAGTCATTAACTTTAGTATAGTCAAATCCTATAGTACAGCTTGCACCTTCTAAATCTGGTATTTCTTTATTTGTTGCTAATATATTTTCCCAACTTGTAACCTCTGTATCTTTAGTTTTTGCCATAGGTAAATTCATTCTTTTAGTCATGAATGAACTGTTTATATATGGATTTTTTTTATAATTTACATACTCTTTTTTTATTTGTTTTAATAATCCTGGTCTATAATATAAAGATGGGTTTGCTTTAAACCAGTTTTTTTCATCATGTACTTCATCCATATCGTCAAGTCTACATATGAATGGTAACATGCCATTATCTTCTTGTTGAAAATCCAATATTTTTAATGAAGTATCCAATAAATCATCTAAAACGCTATCTCTTACATAGCCATTTGTTGTTATGTAAAATATCCTTGGGTCTTTAACTTTCCCCAGTCCAGTAGTATATACGTTTAATAAATCAAAATTAGCATATTCATGTATTTCATCAAATATAATAGCTCCTGGTCTTAATCCGTCCGCACTCTTAGCATTACTTGTTTTATACCTTAATTGACTTTTAGTTCTTAAATTAGTGATACATTCCTTATTCCAATAAAAATTTCTTTTCATTTTTGTTTTTACGCTAGGTTTAGTTAGTACATTATATACATCGTTGAAACTTGTAGTAGCCTGTGATTCTGAGTTCGCTATTATATCTATATTATAATTATGAATACCGTTAGTTTCGGTCAAAAGGCAAAATGTAAGAAAACTTATGAAAGCATTTTTACCTGCCCCTCGACCTACTAATATAAATGAAGTATCAAACCTTGGTAAATTATAATCTTTTGTATATAAGCAAAGGCAAAGAACAAGTAAGCACTTTTCCCAAGTGAATAGGTTGAATTCAAAATATTTTATATAACTCATATATTTTTCAACTTTTTTTTCATCTATATATAAATTATCTTTTTCAGTTTCTAATACATATTCAATGAATGCAGCGAATTTTTTTTGTTCTTTGCACATTGTAAAAGGTTCTTTTTTTATAATTTCAAGATATTCTCTAATATATTTCATTAATATTTAACCTTTTTCTAATACATATTCCCAATGATATCCGCCACTTTTACCTTTTCTTTTTATAGCTCTGCTTATTGATTCAGACCCTTTATTGATTGTTTTTCCTGCTTGTGCTAGACTTCTAAAAACCTCTCCGGTTTCAATATTTCTAACTTTATATCCTTTTCTGCCTGTTATTCTTTCCTTTACCATTTTTTCTATGTTTTCAATTTTTTGAGGATCGTCTATATATTCCCAATAACATCCAACACATTTATTTACTCTTCTGATAGAAGATGATATTGCACTAGGAGTAACTCCGTATTTTTCACTTGCCTCTCTTGCAGATGGGAAAATTTCACCTGTTGATTTATTTCTTATTGCTTTTGCATTAGGATTATTCCCACCTTTCATATTAGCATGATTTTTACTAATTTTTTCCCTACTTTCAGCACTATGTTTTTTACCATAGTTAGGATTTTCTTTTCCGTATCTATGAACTCCGTACATTCCATTTAATTCACCTTTTAAGCCGGAAGTTGCATTACCACCCTCTAATATGTTGTATCCTTTATTTATATTCGTGCTATCATATTTTTTTATCAATTCTATTTCTTTTTTTTCTGCTTCTTGTTTCGTTAAATTTTCAAATAGTATTTCATGTTGAAAATTATCCCATCCATATTTTTGGATAGCTCTATAAAAATATTGGTTTTCTTTGTATCCTTTTCCATTTTGCCATCTTTTATTGACTCCTTGCTGAGTTATCCCGATATAAATTTTATTACTTGGTGATATATGACAATAAACTTTATAATTCATCATCATCACCACCATCTGCTACAGTAGCTTTAATTCCTAATTCATTTAAAAGTTTTAGCATTTGTGCATTAGTTTTATTAAGTTCGGCTATGCTATCATTTTTCTTATATCCGCTTTGTCCTCCACCATTATTATATTTTACCGATACACCCCTCTTATTTATATCTTCTATAAGGAGTGTTTTGGTTATCCAGAAGGCCATATAATCTTCTACTAAATCTTTGAATTGTTCTCCATATGTA